TTTCTTCCATGCCTGATAGACGAAGCGGAAACCTTCGGGCGTTGTCGTTACGCCAATGGTGTTGGCCTTTCCGCCTTCCTTCTTCTGTCGATTACGCGCCAAGATCTGACGCCAAGCATGGGACGCTTCTTCTGGCTTCATGGTGTCCAGTTCGTCAACGTCCGCGTCGGCGTGTTCATAGCCAACGATCCGGTGAGGCGCATCCATCGACCGGAAAAAGACCGCACCCATCCCGTTGATCTCAAGATAGTTCAGCGGTGACTTATAAAGTCGATAGGGTATGTCTAGATCGGTCAAGATTTCCTCAAATCGCGGGAAGGCAATCATCCGGATCAGGTCATAGGTCGGCGCATAAAATCCCCGGTTCGTTGTGGGGTTTCTCAGCTTGCCAATGATTGACCGATGAATGGCCGCCTCTGTCTTACCGGCACCGAATCCCGCCACCATTGCGGGAAATTGCGCCTCGCTCGTGATGTAGTCAAATTGCGGTTTGGTTGGGCTAATCGTCGAAGACATGCGGATTAACGATCTCGATGCTTATGGGCTTGTGCTCTTGCACCGTGTCGATCTGATCCCGTTGGCCTAAGAGCTGTTTGCCAAGCCAGATAGCCATCGTTGGGTTGCCGCCTTCCATGATCTCGAATTGCTTACGCCTAACCGACAGCATCCCGTCTGATCGGCCATGCTCGATGATCTCTGCAAACTCCTCATCTTCTGCCATTCGGCGCTCGATGGTCTTCTTGTTGCAACAGAAGAAGGCCGCAATCTCTGCAATAGTGCAATGCAATTTCAGCAGCTTTCGAAGTTCGTCTAGGTCGATTTCGGTTCTAGGTCGTCCCGCCATGTCATCGGCCCTTTTTCTTGCCCATCGGCTTTGCTTTCTTGTCGCTTGTCTTCTTGACCTTCTGGCCCTGTTTCTTTAGGTCTTTGTACGGCATTCGTTCGTCTCCTGGAGTGTCTAAGATTAGGCCATAAGCCTCGCTTAGGTTGTTTAGGCCACACCTACCACTTGACCTTGTTCGACCAATAAGAGCCGCTGAGTTTACCCTTGGCGATTCCCTTGGCATGTCTGGCCTTGAAGCTGGCACGCCTTGCCGCATCCGCTTTGCTTTCGCCCTTGCTAGGCGGTGAGCCTTTGACGCCTTGCTGCCCGAACCGGATCAGTTTAACGGTGCCGTCGCCATCCCTGGCAAGCACCACATGCGACTTCGAGGCGTGGCTGGGCGTGCGTTTTGGCTTGTTGTATCCGTCAAGATTGTATCGGTCAAGCCTTGGGTCGTCTTTTGACATGTTGGCCCTTTTATAGTTGCGACAATATGCGATCAGGAACGCTCTGCAATGCGTCCTGTAATGATCTGGATCTTTAGTGAGTCAAGGCCGTCTGTTAACTTCTCGAACGATGACAGAGCTTTGCGCGAGCTTGTAACGCCATCCGCGTCAGCTCTCAACCCTTCACCTAATGCAATGCAGCCAGTGACATCTTTAGCAGTGTTTCCCGCGTGGATGAGGATATAAGACCGATCGGGGACATCTTCAAGCATCCAGACATCGGGGCCGAACTTTGGGGAATCATGGCGGATCATTTTATACTTGCCATCTGGCACACATGAGACGTTAACAGCGTTGTCTAGCCACGGCTTTTCTACGGTCCAACATCGGAAACCATCGAACTCTAAGCGTCCTAGCGTGCATTCATCGGAGAAAAACCAGCGCGTTAATATAACCATAAGGAATAAGACCTTGAAATATTCGGCCTTTATATCATAACTCGATGAATACGCAAAAAAAAGCCCCATTTAAGGGGCGATTAATTTGGGAAAGGTAAGGGGTCAACCTACAAAAAGAAAGACACCGCAGCGATCGAGAGCACGTACACAACGCCCAGCATGATATAGAGATCGTCCCGCTCAAACTTTATCAGTGTCGCGCTTCTTCTTCTGGCTGCTCTTCTTTTCATGCCGTCGCCTCGCTTGTGTAGTAGAGATCGGGTAATTCACTGGAATCTGTGCCGGTTGCGTATCGGTTAGACTGGCACACCGTAAAAAGACCGTCAAAGCCGCCTGATTCTGATTTGTCGTGCTTTGGCCAATACTCGACGCGGTAGTTGCTGTGCTTCCAATAGACAGAAACCCCTAATTTTACTAGCCGTTTTAGTTCTTGCCTTTCGCTGATTGGTCTCATGCTGTCACCCCTTCCAATTGCTGATTTGTAATTGCTCACGCCGCATCCTCCATTTCATCGCGTACAAGGTCGCGGGCATCATCGATAAGCTCAACGTTGAGAGCTTCCAAAGTCTCACGGTCTAAGGCTGAAAGGATGTGCTTCTTGGCAGTGTTCGCAGAACAATTGAACTCGCTTGCGATGAACTCGCAGAACTCCCAGATTACGAAATTTCGGAGCACTCGGTCGTTATCGTAGAACGTTCTTACTTGCTCGCAATTGCTAAGGTAATGGCCTTCGCCCATGTATGACCCATCGATCCAGCATCGAAACATGCGGCGGGCGAAGTGGTTAGCGTCCAGAATCGTTTGATCGTAACCTTCGGTCCCGTGGTCGCGGTTGCTGAGATAACTGCTGATTTCTTGCTTTAACATTTTGTGTTGCTCCGTTTTGTTTTTGATGTGTTAAGAATGCCCGAATGTTTTGATGGTGTCAAGGATTATTTTGACATTGACCGGAATTAATTACAGCTCTTTGAGTGCTGCGCGTACAGCGTCACCGTTAAGCCAGTCGCTAAGGTCCAGCTCGGTTTCAGCGATTGCGCGGGCGGTGTCTTCTTGCTCCGAGATGTCGAAGGTCACAGTGTCGAGAAGATTACAAGCCTTGTCTAATTCCGCGAATATTTCCGGATCAATGGTGATGTTAGACCGTCTGGCTTGATCGTGTAGCACCGTTGAGAAGTGCTCAAGGTTTGCCGCTAATTCTTGGAATGTTGCCATTGTTGTTGCTCCGTTTGCGTTGTTGTTGATATCAATTATAAGGGTATTCGCCTCTTTGTCAAAAGTATTTGATACATTATCAATAACATTTCGCTATGCCTGGAGCCTTTCATATTCCAAAAGGTTCTATTCTTTGTCGCGTTTTTGTTTGACAGTGAGGGGGCTTTATGCGCTAGAATTTGGGGACAACTTAAACGGAGCAATAAAAATGCAATATTTCAAACGGGCGTCCATTGTCGTTTTTCTTGGCGCTTGCCTTTACCTTGCGGGGAATGCTGATTTTGAAGAAGCGCAACGGCAAGAAGCGCAATACATTTCTGACTTCTGCGCGGGCGTGATCCCTGACTACAAAGGCACGCGGCCAGCTTGCGGGGGTGCGAAATGAGCACTTTAATTCTTATGGCATCAATCGGAAAAGGGGCAGAGATTGCGGGAGATGATCAACTAGCGCGAGCAATGGAGCACGCGGTCTTTTTGATATGTGACCGTCGATATGGGCCTGATTTTTGGGAAGAACACGCGGTAGAATGCTTGGGGTCTAATGCCGATCCCGTCGAATGTTGGGAAAATCTACTGCAAAAGCTCGGCCCGATTGAGTTTGATTACCACCACGGGCAAAGGATGGGCGAACCCGCTCGCACATATAGGGAGGGGGTATCGTGAGGGTACTGATAGCCTATGAGTCCAGCGGCACAGTCCGCGAAGCCTTCCGCAAGCTAGGGCATGAGGCGTGGTCTTGTGACCTACAACCCGCCGATGATGGCAGCCTCTACCACCTAACGATGGACGCAAAGACAGCCATACAAGAAACGACGGTTAGGTTGGGCCATTGGGATTTGATTATCATGCACCCGCCTTGCACCGCCTTATGCGTCTCAGGTAATCGCCACTACGGGAAAGGCAAGCCAAAACACAACCAAAGGCTCGAAGCTATCGAGTACACGCTTGCAATGTTCGAGCTTGCGAAAAAATGCGCCGATGCTGTTTGTATGGAAAACCCCGTAGGCGTTCTACCGATCAAGGCAAGCCAGTACGTCCAGCCGTGGCAATTTGGGCATGGTGAGTGCAAGAAAACCGGCTTTTGGCTTCACAATTTACCAAAACTCGAACCGACCGATATCGTAGAGGGTAGAGAACAGAGAATCTGGAAGTTGGGTCCGTCACCTGATCGCTGGAAGATCCGAAGCAAAACCTTCTCAGGAATTGCCGAGGCTATGGCCAGCCAATTTTCGGGGGCGCTATGAGCAATCAGCAATTTATCGGCCCAAGACATCCGCAAAGCACAAAACCCATGAGGCGAGGCCGTCCGTTATTTCGGGCCGGTTTTCGCACGCGGGCGGAATTCTTGGAAGCGGTAGCGGATCGACGGGCGCGAGGCTATACCGTGTCCCATCTTGCGAAGGTCTTTGGCATCGCATGGTGGACGGCTCATCGGGCCGTGGTCGATTCCGAGGCGATTTTACCCGATACTGAAAAAACCCTTTAAAATCAAGGGGTTGCGATTTCGGGGTGCTCGATCTGGACGATTTTGTGCATTTTTTGGCCGATTTTGGTCTAGGGGATGCAGAAATTTTGGTCTAGGGGATACGGTAAACCTTTGACACGATGTGTCAGGCTTATCGCCTCACCCGTTAAACCTGACATTTTCCATCTGTAGGTTAGCGTTTGGTCTATGGGTTTACGTTTGGTCTAGGGGACACATTAAAACGAAGGAGGGAACGATGAGCGAGTCAAGACTCGATGAAATGAGGGAGCAAGTCCAAAGATTCCACGAAGATAACCCAGATGTTTGGCGCTTATTCTGTGGTTTTACATTTGACCGGATCAACTTAGGCTTTAATAACTACTCTGCTAACGCCATTTTTGAGCGTATACGGTGGGAAAAGGACGTTGGGGGCGATGGGGCCGTTCAATTTAAGCTCAACAACAATTATCGGGCATTTTACGCTCGACGATTTATGAAAGCCTACCCTGATTATGATGGATTTTTCCGAACCCGAGAACAAACCTCTGAGGCGAAGGATGCGACCCAGCTTGACGAGCTAGGGCCGAAGTTTTGGTCCTCGGTCTAGTGGCAAGGTCTGGTCCCCGGTCTAGTGGCAAGCCCTACCGTAAATTGACCGTAAAAAGGGCCTGAACAATTAAGAGTTTTTTAGGCCCCTTGTTTCATGTGAAACATCGGAATTTAACTACAATGGTAAGTTGTTGATTTGTATAGAGTTTAAATAAATAGGGCATTGAATTGCCCTTAAGGAGAGGAAGGGATGAGTATGAAGCCAACTAGAACCGAGCTTTTAACGGCTTGGATGACGTTAGTTAAGGTCAAAGCGACCTACTATCAGAAAGATATTGATGAATACGAGCAAACCGTTTTGGTTGATGTTCTGAAGATGCTGGATCGCT